TAATTTTAATTTAGCAGGATCAAATATTTCAATGTCAATAATTTTTGTATCATCAACAGTATCATAAAGTGATAATCTTTTAAATTTATCAATATCAACTGTAAGTGGCTGTGATCCAATAATGTTTAATGAATTAGAGTTTGTAGTTTTTTCAAATAAACGTACTGTACCTGTCTTGTCGCCTTCAAATGCAAGATTAACTCCGTGCGGTGCTGGAGAAATATATCCAGGTGAGCCAACTAGTATTGCATCTCTCGATGCTGAAATACTATATCCAAAAGATTCATTTAATGAAAGCGCATCATCAAGTTTTTCTGTTAAGAAGAATGTTTCAGATGTGCCTTTTTTCTCAAATACATAAACCGCTCCAGCAAACCCGTCATAGTCTTTAAATCTAGTTCTAGTTCTATCAAACGATGTTTGTGAAGCATCAAATCTAGTTTGTAATGCATAAGGAGAATTAGTTGCTCCTACTGCAATAATTTCTGTTCCGCTAGATATTGAAATATCTTGTCCAAACATTTCATTTGGATAATTTGTAAAACTTGTTAATTTCTGTTTTAATCTATAAGCATACTCTGTTGAGTCTGAATCATATTTGAATACATACGCACTTCCTTGATTCTGGAAGTTCTTATCTGCTAGTGGGCTAGTTACAACTAGTGTATTACCAGTATAATCTAATGCTATTGCAAATCCAAACTTATCGCCTGAGCTAATAACTTCACTAGCATCAAGGTCACTTAGGTATGGTAATGAATCTGCATTAATTTGTTGAATTAAATTATAAGCACCTGAGTTAGTATCTTTCTTGTAAAGGAATACTTTTCCTGAAGCAGTATCTGTACTATCTCCAACATTAACCCAAGGTTGGCCAGCATCAGGCAATTCGTTGTAGCTTCTAATAGTGCTATCAGCACCTACTGCATTTGGACCTTCGTTTTGTAATTGGTGATATGTGCTTTGAAATTTTACAACATCACCGTGCTTATATTCATAATTGTTTTTCCACAGCCCTTTATAATTTGGAAAATACTGCCCGTCACTATTAGGTGCTCCAACAGCTAGTATTGTTCCATTATAATTCATTGCTAGTGAGGTACCAAAACGATCATCTTGTTTGACCATTTCAAGTATTTGATTCTCGTCAAGTATTCCTGCATCTAATGTTGATCCGTCATCGCCAGTTGCAAGTGATTGTGGTAAAGATGCACCTGTTGTAACTGGATCCATTACTTGCCAGTCATTTGAGTAAAGTGTTAATGAACTTCCGTCGGATACATTATCAACTAATGCTTTCCACATTTCACCGTTTGAATAAACAATCGATCCTTTAGGATAAAAAGTAGAATCATCAGCAGCATATGTGCCTCTATAATTCTTGTTATAATCTAAGCGCCAGCCATCAGTAGCATTGTATGTATAAAGATACACACGCCCTTTGTTATCCTGAGAACCCGGTGCAGATACTGCCATAAAATATGTGCCAGCGGTATCTTTGCTTAATGTAATTTTTGAACCGAATCTTTCACGAGCATAAAATCTTGGACTTACTTGTATATCAATTAAATTCCACTGTTGAGAACCATACTGGTATATAAACATTGCTCCAGTTTCAAAATCTCCTGCATTTGACCCGCTACTAACTGCTTTTATGTTTTGTACTTCTGTCCATTCATTACTGTAAACATCAATAGTACTACCGTCACCTTGAATGTTGTCAGTAGCTTTGTAAAGTCTTCCAGCATACAAAACAATATCGCCAATAAGATAGTTTGCATTTACATTAAAAGCACCTTTATAGTTACTTGTAATTCCACTTGCTAAAGGAGCTCCGACTACAAGCCATTCACTATCAGGCGAAATTGCAATTTCGTTACCAAACGATCCAGTAGCTGCTGATTGCGCCCAAACCGGTGGCTCTAATAATTGCTTAGATGACAGGCCAGTAGCAGTTTTAACATAGATACCTACTTTACCTTCGTCTGGAATACCAACAATAGCTTGTTTTAACAAATCACTGTATACTGTTTTCTTGCCAACACTTTCTGGAGTAGTAATACCAAAATCAATAATTTTACTTGGTGTAAATTGTTTTGTTTTTTCTGCTACTTCCCAACGTCCATTTACATTAGAATCTACAAATACTTTTGAGCCGTTAGTTAATAGTGCAACATGTTCCGGATTCATTGATTCATAAGATCCAAATCGTGCAGTAGTAAGAAGCATTGGATATGTTGCTGTGCTAGGATCATATCCATCAGCTGCATCAAACGTTTCTGTATGTTGTACAGTTATAGAAGTAGTAGTTGCTGCTTTAACTTTCCAAAATTTGTTCAACCCTACAATAGTAGTAATACCAAACATGTCATCAACTTTTAGCATGTGTGCTTTATCAAAGTCAAATGTTACTTCGTTGTCATCATTACTTGTAACGTTGGTTATTTTTAAATCATAAACAGTATTTGCTCTAAGTACTGTCCAAGAAGGCCCATCAAAGGTTACCCAAATGTGACTGTTGTCGTTAACTAGTGAAATATCTAAATCTAAAATACTATCTTTGTTTGTAACTGTAAAATCTACTTGACCAAATTTCACATACCCTGCTGTTTTAACAGGTTTAGAATCGTAACTAACAGGACTAATGTTAGTTGAATATGGAGTTGGCGCATATTGAAAGTTTGTTTTATCAATTCTATAATATCTATCAACTGTAGTTTCTGCCGAAGGTTGTATAATAACAGGCTGCGGATTTAATTGAAATTTATCTGTTTCTAGTTTAATTTCAATTTTTGTAGACTGGTCAACTCCGCCTAGTTGGCCTACTCTAAATCCCCATTCTTCGTTTAGGTCAACTGCTGATGTGTTAGTATCAGCACCTAATTTAGTAAACAATTTTGTAACAGCGTTGTTTGTGCCTTTTTCTCTAATAAATCCTTGATACAATTGAAACTGAGTAGTTGGATCTTCAGATAAGTTTTCTAAATAACTTCTAGTTTGATAACCTATTGTATGCCTTGCTAAATCTCTTTGGCTTTTGCCAAGTCCTTCAGAAGAAACATCAAAGTAATCTTCAATTTGATTAATTCTATAATCAAAGTTAGGAATCAATTGCTTAACTGGCTCTGAATCTAATAAGGTCCAGTTGCTGTCTAAGAAAGTTTCGTCACTAGTGTGATTGCTTCTTGCAGTATACTTGTAAGATCTATAAGAAACAATATCGCCTAATTTATAATCATAGTAAGGAGACCATGTTCCAATAGAAACATTATCAAACAAAAATCCAGGACTAGTATAATCACCATCCCAATCAGTTGTTCTAAATCCCTGGGCTTTGATTCTTTCTTGTCTATAACCTGTCGCTTTATCAAAAATAGTATCGTTGAATACTGTTTTATCATCAAATATTGCTACATGCTCTTTAACAACATAATTTATTTTTAATAGATAAATGCCTTGCGTTGTATCTGTTGTACTAATTTCAACATTTTGAAAACTTCTTGATACATCTAAAAACTGAGGATCTAATGCAGACCCGTCTGCGTTTAGTACATTGTAATCGTAGAAACCATCTAATAGACTTTCAGCAACACCAACTGCAAGATTAATGTCCATACGTGTTGCGCCAGGACTAACTGTTAGGATAGATCCTTGTGCCCAGTTGTGAACTGACCAGTACATAAATTCTTTTGCTGCTGTTACAAAATCTTGTACTACCTGATTAGTGCCGTCATAGTTTGCAAAATTAAAACCTTGTCCTTTAAGATATTCTTGATACCCTAGTAGAAAATCTACTACACTTTGAATAGTATTAAATTCTGTTCCGTAGCTAACATTAACAACATCAAAAGTATTAAAACTTCTTCTACGCTGTGCTATTACAGCATTATCAACTGGTAGGTCTGGAAGTTTAACTAGTTTATCTTTACTAAACGTGTCTCCTTGAGTGTGAGTAGAATTAGCTCTGTAAAATACTCCTCTATAAGAAACAATTTGTCCATTATTAAATGTTTTTCCTGCTTCCCATTCTGAATACGCTGCTGAAGTTCCTGCAACTGAAATTACAGGATCTTTCTGAAGCGGATAAGGTGTATATGTTTTAAAATACGGATTAACATTATCGTATCCGTTAATTGTCCAACCAGACGCTGTCTTTTCAAAAATCACACCACTGTATGTTGCTGAAGAAATTGGTGAACTCACATTAAAGATAATGTCATAGTTTTCTTGAGGTATAAACACACTAGTACTCGACGAACTAGGATTCTTACTATCTAACAAGTATCGTTGTTGCTCTTGGTCAACAAATCCGCTTAGTCTAGAAGTAAGCCTAACATTGATATTAGAAATAGTTTTTTGTGCTTCAGATATCAATTCACCTTGAGATTTAATATAAGATGAAAGATAGTACGATAGTCCAGCAACTTGAGTTGTTCCTGAAACTGGAAGCTGTAGTTGGCTAAGAGTTAAAAACGTATCTGTAGTGGTATGCACTAGCTGATTAATAATATTACGTTTTGCAATAGCTCTATCAAAGTTTAAAATTAAGTAATCAAAAGGCTTTAACAATGCCAATGCAGTAGTAACTGCAAATGGATATTCAGAACTAGATTTCCATGCATATTCAACAGGACTAACATCTCCTAGTTTGAACGAGCCTCTGTTGTTTATAAGTTGGAAGTTACCTGCAAGTCCTGACGTTAGCGGGTCTAATAAGTTACCGTCACAGTCGCATGGTATATGAGTTAATATACTTGATCTTGCATATCTAGGATAAATTCCAGCTGTAGTACCTTGTGCAATTTTACCAGCTTGAATATCTTCCCATAAAACTAAGTTACCGTTTGTGTACGGTGCTGCTCCATATTCTGTATCCCACCAAGTTGGCTTTTCTGTAAAACCAAGCATTTCCCATGGATGAGTATGTGGTCTATCAGTATCATAAAAATGCTTGTACACCCCTCTCCAATATCCCGGCAAGTTTACAGTGCCTGTTGGGTCTGTCATATTTGAATATGTATATGTAAACGGCTCACCATCAACAAAGGCATCATTTACTGTATATGATAGATTAGTATTTTGTACCCAAGATAAAAACTCTTGGTTAATAACGCTATCTAGCTCTTCTTTTGTAAATGTTGCATTGCCATAATATCCGCCTAATGCTTTATCGATATCAAATACAGCAGGATCATATTGTTGCTTAATGTTGTTATAAATTCTGTATTCAAACTCTAAAAGTAAATCATCTCTAAAGTCATCATAGGCTGTTGTTTTACTACCATCATGTCCTTGAATTACATTCTTAGGAGTTCTATAAGTATCGTCTAAATACATCTCAGGTTTGAACTTAGGATATACTCCAATTGAAGTAGGCGTTGGAGGAACATGGCTAAATGCCGTTGACACATATTCTCTAATTTCTATTCTGTCGTCTTCTTCTAGTGTAGTTGAAATATCAATAAATCCAAACGCACTATTAATTGTGTAATCAGTATTAACTAATAGCTGATTGTCGTTTAAGTAAACATACACAGCTCTTCTACTAAGTGTATCTAAATTAAAATTCTCAGTTAACGTAAAAGTTGTAATACCAATATCTGCTACAATATATTTTGTTGATGTAAACGCTCCTGCACCTATCATATCAGAATCAGCAAAAGGACTGTCAATAGTTTTAGTCTTTGTCATTGACTCGATAATTGTATCTAAGAAATCAGCAGTGTTATCGTTAAACTCTAGTATAGTTGACTGTTTAATAATATTTTGTTTAAAAACAGTATAAGCATTTTTAGCATGTCTTAGCGATTTTACAACGTTAAGATCTTTATCGTTGATTAGCATAGTTGATACTGCTGCAAATCCAGAGTGTTTAAGGAATCGTTTTGAGTGCTTTTGATAATCTGCTAAATCTCTAAGATTAGAAACACCTGGAATTGCGCCAACTATTCTTTTATCAAATTCTAAAGACGATTTTAAATGATCAGATGCTTGACCTAATGTGAATGTTTTAAGTTGTTCGTTTAGAGGATTTTTTTCTATGCCTACTGGAATTTCGTAGTAACCTTTATCAGGCACAATATCTGCTACTACTTTAATTGTAATAACATCGTTAATTGCAAAAGTTTTTTCAAAAGTAAACTGCGAAGATGCTCTTGTATACGGAGTACTAATAGCTTCGCCGTTAAGGTAAAAATTAATAATAGCGTTACTAGGTAATTTTTCCCAGTCAACAGTTTCAAACACTGCTACTGAGTCAGCAACAGTTAATGTATAAGAATCAACAATCGGTTGAAGGAATGTTTTATCAGTAGCAATCCACCCATTAACATACATGTCATTAATTTTATAATACCCAACATTAGTATTTTTAGTATACTGTGTTTGAGATAAAGTATAAACAAACTTATCTGTTTCAAAATTCCAATCAAAAACAATATCCCCAACGTTATTGATATTGGCATACTTTAATGCAAACCCTAATTCAGTATCTGCAGTGCCAGTTCCAACTTTATAACTTACAAGATTAGATCCAACAAATGTTGACACAGGATATGTTACTGCATCACCAAAAGATACTCCACTACTATCAAACACATCAAACAATGGTGATTGATTAGCTTTTATTTTAGCCTGACTCTTAACCCAGTTTGTACCGGTATAATGATACATTCTGCCTGAGTTTGCAGTTCCTCTACGAATTAATACAGCTTCGTTAAACACCGAATCTGAATCTGCTGTTTCTTTTAAAGTAATTTGTGTTTTATTGTTATGCTTAACAAACTTAACTTCGTATATTTTGTTATTTGCTTGATTGTCTGTATCAGAAATTACAAGAACTCTTGCTCCTTCAAACAAAAACTCTCCGTCAACATTGTAGCCTTCGCTTCCTTCAATGTTAGAAAACACATCAGTAGTAAAGTCATCAACATAGTCAACAGTTTGTTTTGCAACAGCACCATGATTAAACAATTGAATGTTAGGTAAGAACTCAATAATTGGACGTTTAGCTCTTGCAGTTTCTAACGAGTCAAAATCTTGGCCTCTAAGTCTAAATGCTTGTTCTAGTACAGATCTATGAAACCATCTATTATATCTTGACCACGGATTAGAATCTTTGCTATTTCTTGCAATAGTGATATAATCTTTATTACCAGGATATTGAGTTGCATCATCAAATGGCTGTGTATCAAATCCTTCATTATCAAACAAAATTTCCGGTGTGTCGGTTGCAAGTGGTGGTGGAACTAAATCAGCAAAGTTAATTAATGTGATACTATCGCCCACACCTTCAACTAGCCATGTGTTGTTTGCATATTTTGCAGGCTCAACCTGTCCTCTAAAATCTACAACTAGACCGTTTGTAAATGCTAGTCCGGTTGCTGTGGTATAATCTTTTTTACCAACAATTTCTTTATCAACGTTGATGAATGTGTTTGAATCAATGTCAGCAACAATAAACCTACCTAATCTGTTAGGTGATACATCACTTTGATAATATAAAATATCAGGTGAGTTGGCTGGAACTGTAAATGTAATTGTTCCAACTGTTGTACCATTGCCTTCAACTCCTTGATTGTATAGTAGCGATGCAAATGCTGCATCGTTAGCTTCTAATTTCCAATCCTGCGAATCAACTGTAATACTACTTCCGTCTAAAATACTTGTGTTATTAATACACTTCCATAACTTTCCGTCAAATACTGCTAGTTCACCAGCAAAATATGCTTTGTTAGGATTAAAAATTAACGACCCAGTATCGTAATTACTTCGAATGTAAAACCCTTCTTGAGGAGAGTTTACTTCAAACTTATAAGTTTGGCCTCTGTATAATGTGATGTCTGGATTATCAGTAATATTATCAGGTGAAAGTACCCAGCTATTAATTCCTGTCTTTACTTTATAAGTACTTTGAATATTAGATGCTTGTCCGTATACATCTACAGACGGTGTTCCTGCTGGCACCCAATAGTATTCTCTGTAGTTAATAAACTTGTCCCAATTAACAGGTGGGTTCCAACTGTAATGCTCTTGCTCTGTTGTTTTGTCATCGCGCTCGTTAGTATTGCCAAAAAATTCCAACATACTTTTAAGATCAATGTAGTCATTAAACTTTTTAACTTCTTGATTTTCTTCAACAGTAATTCCGGGCTCTAATTGATAACGACTTCTTAATGTTTGATCATTATCAAGATATACATCTTTCCCGTTATACGTTTTACCGTAACGCTTTCCAATATACCCAACAGTTTTGTCAACAACACCTGGTTGTACAAGAGGATCTAATACTCCTGATAAAAACTTTTTATTTGCAGGAGTTTGAAAAACTGTAGGAAGAAAGTCTGAGCTGTTTCTAATTGGAATATCGCTCTTAGGAAACTTTTTCTTGTCTGCCATTATGTGTTACTCACTATTGAATTTGTTGCTGCATTAATTTCAGCAGCCGTGATAGAAGTTACTATTTCTATATCATCAACAGTGGCACCATTAGCGAAAATCTCGTCTGGCTTACTTTGGATTTCAAACAGGCTTCCAAATGCCTGTGATGATTGTCTTGGTAAAATAACAAGGTTTGATATATCTGGTGATACAACATTAAGAACGTATGTTGAAAGTTCACTTAGATAGAACCTATCTCCAAAGTCCCAGTTATTAATATCAAAGAAATCATTCATTGCATTAACTATTCTAACTTTTAAGTTATTATCATTAATTGTTTTTCCAGTATTCTTAACAACTTTAAACTTAGCTTGTAATTTTGTATCAGCTGCGGCACCAAATAGTACTTTGTATTTTACAGGATGGTACACTACTTCGTCACTAATTGATTTAATTGCACTTAACCCTATGCCAAATGCAATTCTTAATTCATCTGAACTAGGAGCTATTGGCTCAATTGTTGTAGCTCCTACTAGATAATTTTTAAAACTAGTATCATAAGACCTGGTTAGTACAAACAAGTCAATAATGTTTGTTACACTAGGATCAATTCTTCTATCTTCACTAGCTGAATGTGTGTATTGGAATTTTAAATTGTCTCTTCCAATATTTGCTTTGTATGTACTTTCTAACACTAGTGTATTAGTTGTTCTGTCAACACGTTTAACTCTATTTTGTGCAACATCATAAAAGTATATTAACTGACCGTCTGCATAATTGTTAACATTAACTAATGACTCTTTTTCAATAATCAAAATTGGAGTTACTGCCGTATCAATTAAATTATAAATTGTTGTGCCGTATTCGTCTTTAGCAGATTTAAAAAATAGATATTTTAAGTCAAGATCTTCACCAACAACATTAACAAACGATTCTGGATTATCAATTACTCCGTCGGCATCTGAATCTCTAAAACCTAACTTAATTTCACTTGCACTTTCATAACCGTCATCGTATGCAATAGTATCCGAAACTTCAAACGGGTAATCTTGGATCAATGAACCTATACCAACATTTAATGAATTAATACCTAACACATTGATCATGTCTTTTTCAACCTTGCCAGTTAAGTTATTATATGCTTTTTCATTTTTATCAAAATAAAATCTATTTTGTTTTTTACTACCAAATACATAATTTAGTGTTCTTATTCTTACAACGTACTCGTCATTCTCTTTAACAAATGCAACAATCCAAGAACTATCTAAATTGTTGTTTGATATATCACCTGTTTTACCTAAACTAAAAGATGCTGTTAAGTTTAAGTTTTGATTTTGAATAATTTTCCAACTTGCCGTATCTTGTTCAAATCGCAATCCAAAGTTTAAATTAGCAAACGCTTGGGTAACCATTGACGATTCAAGGGCGTCTGAAAGATCACTAACAAACTTAGGAACAATCCTCGAAGCAACTGCTCCTGAAGGAACATTATCATTAAACACTACCGGACCTACGCCTTTAGCATTTGCTCCTGTTCCTGCGTTTGTTCCGTCACCTGCAACACTTATAACTTTTGTCCATATAAAACTTTTTTGTGTAGCATCAGTTGTATCTGTAGTAACTAAGTTTCCATTTTTAAATGACTGTCCTGTTGGAGCTGTAAATTTAACATTTGCTCCTGGAGAAATATATTTTAAGTTGTTTGTAGAATATGTTCCTACTTTTAGTAATGACAGATCAACTTTGTTCTGAAAATACCCTGTACCAATATTAACATCATTAGTTGATGCAGTCCATACAATGTTATCTCCTGAAAACAAGATCTTATCAAACTTTGTAAAATAAAAATTATATACATCAGTATCTGTAAACACTTTTTCTACTTTTTGTTTAACAAAATTAATAATGTCTGCTCTATTTGCAAATTTAAAAGAAAGCTGTTTTTCTTCTTCTTGTTTATAAATGTAGCCGTCTGTACCAAACACATTAATAGAACTATATTTTCCACTTGCATCAATAATATCAAAGTTTCTAGAAAGGCCGCTTGATGTTCTATTTGTTGCTTTTACTTTTAAAATATTCTGCGAACTTGCTAAAGGTGCAAGATTATAATCTTCACCTGTAATCATTCTATTTTGTGTGTAATATTGTGCCGGAGCATTTTGCTTAATTGAAGCTAATGACTCAGTTGCTGTTGCTGTTGAAACAGATGACTGTAAAGCTAACCCAATTGTTAATGCATGTTGCACACCTTGATCGTTAACATAGTCAACTGTAATACTAATGTTTTTCATTTCATTAGGATTAATAGTATAATTTAAACCATTACTAATTCTGTAATATGACCTAAAAGATCCTTGTGGTAAATTACCATAAACACCGTCTGCAAAAATTAAATCAACTTTGTCGTTTTCTTTAGTTTCAGTTGCATATATGTTTCTAATGTTTCCTTGTAAGCTATTGTAAGCAATATTGTTGCCAGTAAGACTAGAAACTTGAGTCCATTCAGTAGTTTGATTGCCGTTGCCATTTACAGCAAACAACCAAACATCATCGTTGTTAATATTTGACGTATCAATTGCAACCTTTTCATTTGTTGACGGCGAAGGAATAGTAAAATCTGCTAGTTCTAATGCACCCTGTTTAAACTGTAGAAAGAACCCTGTATTAGTACTTGCAGGGCCTTTGTTATCCTGTCTATAAACAAACCCCATTTGATTGCCTGGAGTTGGCGACTCTTCATAAAGTTCTTCAGCATCTTTAAAAGAAGTACTTACAATTTCAAAAGTCATATTTCTGCCAGCTACCGATTTAGCAAAATTAAACAAAGGAACATCAGTACCAATTGATCTAAATCTATATTGTTCTGTTGGAATACTTTGAATAGTAGCAGTACCTTGACTTCTACCAAATTTTGTGTTATCAGACATTGAAGCATCAAGTGCTAAAATAAATTGCTCTGCCCAATTAGTATTTGTTGGGTCGTTCCAACGAATTACTTGACTTGCAAGGTTTCTACCATTACTATCAATTAGTTCTTCTGTTGTGCTAACTGATGTAAATTTTAGCAGCCCTTTTGCAGGAACGTTACGTTTAGCATTATAACTAAGCATTTTAGCAATACGTAATACACTTTCTTTACGTTCTGCTAGTTCAATAAAGTTTTCTCTAGAAGCTAAATCAATACGGAATGAAAGACTTTGACCTAAAAATGCAATAGCATCAATGAGCGCAAGGTATTCTGAGCTTTCAATGTAATCGTTAAAATCTTCTGGGTAGTTTTCACGCAGATACGTAATAATCACACGTCTTAAATTTTCAAAGTCGTATGATTTAAAATCTGCATTAGCGAATGTCTGGTAGATACGGGTCCAGTCTTCGTTAAGTAGTAAGTTGTTTTGTCTTGACGTTGTGCTCATTGTTTAATCCTATACTGTATTTACCAATGTTTATTAAGTGCTTACTTTATAACCGAACTGTTTTTATCAAAATCAAACTGCATCCTTTCAGTAACATTAAATGGAACATATGTTACATCTGCTTGGATGCGAATTCCCATTTCTGTACTATCAACACTTATTTGATTTACAACTATTCTAGGGTCATAGTTTATCACATCTTGTACATCCTGTGCTATTAAATCTTTAACTTCGGGTGTAAATTGTTCAAAAATCATATCCCAAATGATAGTTCCAAAATTAGGATTTTCTAATTTTTCACCTTTTCTAATATAAAAATGATTTATAATATCTTGCTTTACAAGATCAATATCATAAAGTTTAAAGTTGTCTGGCTGGTTTTGCGAACTAAACCCTTTGTAAGTATAAACTGTCGAACCAGCTGATCCAACAGATGCTTGGTTAGTCGATACTGTTTTCTTATTGTATAGTTTTGCCATTATTGATTCTCCTCTCTATCGGTTGCTGATGGAGTTGTTTGTCCAGGTGCTTGGTTTTCGTGCAATGCCCAAGGCTCGTGCTGTGGAACTCTACGCATAATAGATGGAATTGTGCCGTCTAAGAATTTACTGCTTGACCATTCTTTATCTGGGTTTGTTCTTATATTATCGTATGTAATTAAATCTGTAATTGTTAATGCAGTGTCGGCCTGTGCTGCTCCTGTTGCTGCTGGACCATTAAAGTGTATGTTAGGACTTGCTGACATAAGAATGTCGCCGCCTGCGGCAACTTCTGTATTGGCGCCTGATGTTAAGTAATTGTAGCCGCCTGTGTTGATATCCCAGTTTGCTTGTGTGTCTGATCTATCACCAATTGTTTGAATATCAGTAGTTCCGCCAACATAATGTCTGTGATTGCCAGCGACTGAAATATCTAAATCTCCAGCAATAGACTCATCAGCTGCATTGTTATAAGTTCTTGTTTCAATTTTTCCGTTAGCACCAATTAATATGTTAGTGTTGAACGCACTTTCTATTTGTACTCTACCACTCTCTTGTTTAAGAGCATCTTCAATTTTTGCGGGTTGATCTAAACTATCAGGTGACTGGTATTGAGCAGTTGCTTTAATGTTTACATTACGTCCTGCTTCCATATTGATATCTCTACCTGCTTTAATATTAACATCATTTTTAGAATGTACACTAACGCTATCGTTTGCAAAAACATCTATTTTTCCATTAGAGGTTAGTTCGACCCAAGCTGTTCCTTTAGCATTACCAATGTAAATTAAATCTTCAGTATTGTGTAAAAGTATTTGATGTCCTGTACGTGTTCTAAGTCTTGCATATTCATTATAAGGAAGATCTGTTATACCTGCTTGAGTTGCATCACTTGCTTCAACATATTCTACAGGTCCGGTATTAGGAGCAGATTTTCTAATGTAACGATCATCGCCATCGTCCATAACAAACTGTGTTCCGCCTAATCTTGTAACAGGAATAGCAACTGATTGACTTTCAGTTGTTCCTACTTGATAGCGTTTTCCTGTTGATGAATAATCTAATGGGCCAGGAGTGCTAATACCAAAAACTGCATTAGGATTGTTGCGCCTACTAGTTGTAGTGCTAACTCCTCTAACATCATCTTCTAAAAGTCCCTGTGCTAAAAATCTATCTGCAATTGGATGTAACGGTTTAGGAATTGCTTCTGCATCTGTTTCACGGTCATTAATATTATGTCTTTTATTAATTTCACCAACTGGCAACGGCTGTTTAGTGTTATAATATTTTTTCTGTTCTTCTGTTAATGCAACTAGAGAACTGCGGCCTTCTTGTGTTGGGTCAGTATCAGCTGCTCCGATAGCAGGCACCATGTGATTAGAAAATCTTGGAGGAACACATGCAAACCAATAGCCGTTTGCAGGGTCGCCATCTATAAACATAATCATAATAGTTACGCCAACATCTGGCGGTACCATCCACATCCCATAAGATTGCTGTGTATCTTTAAAATCTGTTTGATTCATACCCATTGCTTCAAATGGAGTATATCCAAAGAAAGGAGAAGCATAATTTACAACATAGGTTTTACCTTCAACGCCTAACTCGTTACCTTGATCTTTTAAAAGAGTAACTTTTAGTCTGCCGTTAAACGTCGGATCTAAAACACTAATAACTTTTGCAAGATATGCTCCGGATCCTAAATTTGCACCTGTTGGTTGTTGTCTTGTTCTACGTTCGATAGCCATTATATTACAATCTCTCCATAAATTCTAATTGTGTTTCCTTCAGAATCAAACGATTCTGAAAACGGTTGTGATCTATCAATATTAAAGTTTACAAGAGTACCGTTTGCCTGTCGACGTTTTTCTATTAACTTAGGTTTAGATTTAAACGATTCCGAACTTGCTGGTTTTAATGACCCTGCTGGGCCTGTCGGAAGTCCTAAACTTTTTAAGAATTCATTTGCAGATGTTTCAAGTGATCCCCCAGGCTTTGATGCGTTTATTAAATTGTCAAACGATAAAGTTGTCCAATCTTTAGCAGTAGCAATCTGCTGTGTTATGTTAGTTTTCTCAGGAACTTTATTACCAAGTACAACAGCTGGTGTATTAGTATCTGCGCCTTTTGGTAACTGGCCGTTAAAGTCAACTTCTTGTTGTTGCATTCTTAAGCATTTTAAGGTCTGTGTAAAATTACCTGCTCTAAATTCGCTATCAACTTTAATTACTTTGTATACTCCACTAAAAGGACTAGGTGCTGAATTTTTAAAATCATAAAGTCCACTTTCTGTATTAACATCAATTGGAGTTCTAAATGAAAGGTAAATGTAAACGTCTTGTCCTTCATAATTAGCCGATCCGTCACCGGTTGTCATTGAACGTGGCTTGGAGGATGCAACATAATTTCCAATTCCACTGTCAACTAGCCAGTATGTATCGCCTAAAATTTCTAAATCTAATTTAACTAAGTCTGTTGTTCCGTTTTGTGTAAATGCTTTTTGAAAGCTATCAGCAACTGTTTTTTCAACATCTTTAAATCCACTACCGCCCTGTCGGTTTAACATTGCAGCAATGTCTCTCTTAGTTTTTGTTTTACCAAGATTACCTGCTGTTGCTTCGCTGTTAGTAGGCTTAGGTGTGTTAGTTCCTACGGGTGGTGATGACACAGTAAAACGTTGATCCTGATTTTGTTCACTTGAAGTATTTGCAGGATTAGTTGGATCAGTGCCTGTAAAGAATAAGTTATTAATTTGAATATCAAATTTTAAAACATCAGTATTTTGTCCTGTATAGAGATACTGATAATGTTTGGCAATTGTTTTTTGAAGGGCTAATGTATTAACTGCTGACCCAGGAGTTTTAAATATACTCTGATGAACAAAATAAGGCACAACTCTATAAGTGTATCGTTTTGCAAAATCACCTATTTGTACATCGTACCCTAAAAACTCAACTTGAATATCAATCCTAAACCATTTAATATAACCTTCTGGTGTTAGATTATTTGATGCTTGGGTTCCGCTGATAGCGTCAACTGCATATTTCGAACTTAAAATTACTTGTGTTATAACATCTGTTAGCGGCTGCTTCTGTGTAAACAAGAATTCTCTAGACTTTTGATTAATTGACATTTTAAATCTGTCAACTCTGCCAGTTTCTTCATTGTATGCATCGCCTGCTCTAGAAAAGTTAAAGTTGCCGCCTTGCTCTGCATCAAATCCAAACGAGGCTTTGCCAATAGGGTTTGTACCAAATGCAGTTTTAGTTACTTGTCCGCCTCCACCAACAACTGTTGTACTTGATGAAGATTTATCAGTTGCACCTTTATTAGAATTATTTGAATCTTTCTTTTGAGCAGTAACCCAGTCTCCTGACTTTTCAGGAAATTCAATTATATACTCGTCTGGCACTGAATACTTGCCTGCTGTAATAAGAGATAGCTCGTTATCATTTAAAACTTTTTCTAAACTGTTAGGACCAGACTTTAACATTTCTTCAACTGTTCCTTTGTTAGGAGCAGAAATATTAATGTCGTTAAACAACATATTAATAGTATCTAAGTAACCAATGTGGTTATACGGAAATGCTGACACTTTATACGAGCTACCTGATTCGTTGGTGTCAAATGTTACTGTTTTAAATTTTAGAACAAAGTATTTTGATTTTACTGATGAGCGTTTTGCCATGTCTTCGTCAAAGCCTTGAAAGTCAAGTTTTAAAAGATACGGTGCATCAAGATAGTTTGGCCAGCCAGCTTTAATAGCAGCAACTTGCATAGACTCTAATAATAGTCCCATACTATATGGTTCAAAAATATCAAAGTCAAAATTCAGCGCATTTGTATTACCAGTTTTTTCACTAGCACTAATTGCTGCTGACATTCTAAAGTTGTCAATAAAAAATTCAGGTACGCCGGATGCTGTTTTTACTCGTGCATCATCGCCACGTCCTGCAGATGAAAATATAATTCCTGACTCAAATGTTCTAGATTTGTCTTTGCCGCCTGGAATAAAAATGTTTTGCTTATGCTTTGCAAATGATAAGTCTCCTGATCTATAGCTATCAGGCTTGTTAAACTGATCCGATGTTAGAACTGCAAGAGTCCATAACGGTGTCATTGAAGCAAACTGTTCTAACGGATTCTCAACAATATTAGGCAAAGTTCTAGTTGCTTTTTTGCTAGGCTCTCCAACGTTAGTTACTTCGCCACTTTCTGATTTACCTGCAGAGTTCTTGTTCATATGTTTGTCAATAAACGCAGAAGCTCCATTGTTTGTTTCAAGTGAGTCTTTGATAGTCGCTATTCCTGTTTTAATATTAGTAGCTTGTGACTCAATAGTATCAAGAACTTTCAACCCATCTGGTCTTAGCTTAGGACGAAGCCAATTACCACCAGCATCTTGTACTCGGTTTGCGACACTTGGCGGCCAATCGTTAGGTTTGCCAGCACGGATCCAAGCATAATAATCTGCTGTATTTTTAAAAGGATTGTCAGTACCACCAGGTTTATTAGTATCTACTTTAATCTTTCTGCCGGTTATAGCATCTGTTATTTCGCGTATTGCCATTCTATACCCCTAAATGCTTCTTTAGGTTACTGTGTTTAGGAATATAAATCTGCGTTCCTACTTCAAAATCAAAAATAGGATCTTTTATTACTTCCATATTTCTTTGCACAAACACCCACCACAACTTAGGATCTTCGTAAAGATCAAATGCTAGTAGATCCGGACGATGAGTGTAATGCGATTCTATTGTGTAAAGCACATCGTCATCTTCTGCTGGAACTGGTCTAATATCTAGTAATTCTAAATACAAAGAATTTTGACTTGTTGTTGCATACGGTGAGTTATTATTATATACAGCCATTATACATACCCCTTCAGTGTACCGTTGGCATACGATTCTAAACTAAATTGTCTCATTTTTGTTCTGTTGTAAATTGGTTGTACTTCTATTGAAATAGTACTTTGTCTAGGTACCCATGTTGGCTTAGCTCCCTGTGAAGCAGAGTTACACTGAATGTAATCAACATCAGTTGGAAAGTCTACGCTAAAGGATTTAACTACCACAGGTACATCGTTAAACACATTTGCACCGTATCCATTCAGCTTACATATAATTGGTGGGTTACCTTGATTTGCTCCTTGACCAAAAAACATCTTCGTTGACGTTTTAAAGAACGTAGTTGCTGCAATCCAATATAGTGCATCTTTTTCGCTTTCAGCTGTAAACTTGCCTGCAATGCTAATTGCGTCCACTTGTGAGTTCTTGTAAGCCTGATAAGGATAATTATTATGAACAGGATCAATTTGTGTGTAATTTGCGGATGTGGAGAATGTTACTTCTGGCAAGTATGGAAATACAACACCGTCAGTCTCTTTTAACATATCAAATAATGGGTTACTACCAAATAGATCAAAAGGGGCTTTAATCCTTACACGCCAATCATTAGGATTAGTAGCTGACATTTTAATACCTGGGGCATCTGTTTGAAACAGTTCGCCACCTGCGGGGAGATTTATACCTCTTTTGAGACTTAACAAATTATTTAAAACACCAGCAGCAGCACCGACCCGTGCAGCCGCATCTTGGAAACCACTTGCTAAGTCGCCGCCAATACCTAATTTAGATATAGTAGATGAAATTTCGCTTAAACTGCCGGACACTTTATTGACTGTTCCTAACGCATCTACGCCGGAACTAAATGCATTGCTAACACCAGTGCCAACATCAGTAGCAAAATCTGATATACTGCCTGCGCCTAACTTAGTAGACACAGTATCAAGTGCTCCTGAAACATTGCCGCCAACAGTGGAAGCAAAACCTTGCATGTCCGAAGTTGCTTGGTTTAACGCAGATCCAATGTCGCCGTTACGCAAACTGTTTGCTTTGTCTAGTGCTTCTTTAGCAGCATCGGGCACTTGTTTCAGTGCTGCTTTTTGTTGTTGGTCAACAGCTACGGCTACGCCGGCTACAAGTATTGCTAGTGGTGCTATTTTAGGTAATGCCATTTTGGTAATATTTCCTCTTAATAATACTATTTATTTACGGAATAATGTGCTATTATATTACTTATACAACTGGAGAACTAACTGATGACAATTGGGCAACCAAAAAAGGTGCTATACCTTACAAATAAAGACTTATTAGCTGAAATACACCGCAGTAAAGCAACATTCTGTTCATATACTGATGATTCATATGGTCAATACGACCTTATATTACCTTCATTAGATAAAATTAACATTAGAACTGTTGCCGATGCAAAAAGGGCTCGTGCTAAACGATTGAGCCAACAAGCACATGCGGCTGCTGTAAAAGAACGTGGTAAGAAGATACCTGCAAAAGAATTTGAAATTGATTATAGGAAAATGCAAAAAGAAGATTTAGTGTTTCGTATTATGACATTCGAGCATGTGCCGGAAGACCTTCTTCGCAAAAAGACTAAGAAGACAGTTGCTGATCATCACGAGAAAGTAAACTTTCCACCCTTTCAACATTGGAAGTTTGATGACAAGGACAATTTAATCTGTGTAGGAAAAAGCCATTGGGTTGGCGGAATGGAAAACGGTTATTTTGATAAAGGCTGTGGACAGATGACTAATGACCTAGCAAGAATGTTTATGAAGCTATGTGATCGTTATGCAACTCGAGGAAACGTTCGTGGTTACACATACAACGACGAAATGAAGGGTCAAGCAATTCTACAACTAGCACAAATCGGACTACAATTTGATGAATCAAAATCTAATAATCCGTTTGCATATTATACTGCTGCTGTTACTAATAGTTTTGTAAGAATCATTAACATTGAAAAACGTAATCAAAATATACGTGATGACATTTTAGAAATGAACGGTATGAATCCTAGCTGGTCTAGACAAAATCAAGACACCGGAAAAGAACCGAAAAAATAGTTGACACACTGTTTTATATGTGTTACTATATATTAAGGAGTAAAAATGCCGTTATTTAAAAAAGCTGCTTGTTTCACCGATATACATTTTGGTATGAAGGGCGGAAGCAGGACGCACAACAATGATTGTGAAGAATTTGTAAAATGGTTTTGCAAGGAAGCTAAAGCTGCCGGTGCAGAAACCTGTATCTTCTTAGGAGATTGGCACCATAACCGTGCAACTACAGATGTAAGTACAATGAACTATACTGTATCTAATCTCGAAAGATTAAACGAAACTTTTGAAAAAGTATACTTTATGGTTGGTAACCATGATTTATTTTACAAAGACAAACGTGAAATTAACTCTATTGAGTTTATGCGGCTGTTTCCAAACATTATTCCAATTACTGAAATATACACCGAAGGCGAAGTAACAATGTTACCTTGGCTAATCGGCGAAGAGTGGAAAACAGTTCCTAAGATACAAAGCAGATATATTTTTGGACATTTTGAATTGCCATTATTTTATATGAATGCATTGGTGCAGATGCCTGATCACGGAACACTCCAAGCAGAACATTTTATTAATCAAGAATATGTATTCAGTGGGCACTTCCACAAACGCCAAACTAAAGGCAACGTTACTTACATGGGTAATGCTTTCCCTCACAACTATGCAGATGCATGGGACGATGATCGAGGAATGATGTTTTTAGATTGGGGCGGTACACCTGAATATAAAACTTGGCCTAAGCAGCCAGTGTTTAGAACATTTAAACTTAGTCAGCTACTTGAAGATCCCGATAATAGCCTATCAGAAAATATGCATTGTCGTGTTACAATTGATGTTCCTATTAGTTTTGAAGAAGCTAATTTTATTCGAGAAACATTTATACCGCAATACAATCTTAGAGAGCTTATGCTTATACCTGAAAAGGTAGAAGTAGACTCGAATGTCGATCCAATTGATCTTACATTTGAAAGTGTAGATACTATTGTACTAAATCAGATCGAAGCAATTGATAGCGATACTATTGACAAACGAATGCTAATGGAGATATATAGGGACCTCGGACGTAATCTATGATTAAAATTAAAGACATAACCGTAAAAAACTTTATGAGTGTGGGCAACCAGACTCAAGCAATTAACTTTGACAAAGGCGAACTTACTCTTGTGCTAGGTGAAAACTTAGATCTAGGAGGTGACGATAGTGGTTCTAGAAATGGCAC